TCGGCCCCTCCCTGTTCACGAGCGCCACGACTTCCCGTTGCGCTTCTCGTACTGCTGGATCGCTGCCACGACGTCATGGCCGTTGCTGCCCGGCGGCATGTTGATGGTGACGTTCACGCCGCCGCCGCCGAGCCGGTGGTTCGGGATGACGGTGCCGGACCGGCCGGGCACGATGACCTCCGGGCCACGCTCGCCGACGAGGTAGGGCGTGCCAGCGGTCACCGGGCCGCCCATGGCGCGGCCTTCCATCTCGTTACGCAGACCGCCGCCGACGAGCTGGCCGCCGATCGACACGACACGGTTGCGGGCCAACTGGTTCAGGCGGCTCTCAATGGCGGCGATGTTGCCTTCGTCGAGAGTGGCGATCATCTGCGCCTTCGTCTCGGGCGGCACGTTCTCTAGCGCCATCACCATCTCGGCGATGTCTCGGGTGTAGTCGCGAGTCTCCTGGGCGCTGCGGCCCGTCTCAGAATGGTAGACGTACATCTTCTCGAAGAAGCCGTCCCATGCGTCCTGCTGGTCAAGGCTGCCGAGGAACGCCTTGTAGGTGTCGTCAAGGTCGGCGGTTGCCGCCTCAAGATCCTCGACGTGTGTCGTTGCAGTATCGACCGTCGGCACGACCCGCTCGGCGTACATCGCCGCCATTGCGGCGGCGGCATCGGTGCCCGCCTCGATGGCGGTGGTGGTTTCATCAGTGGCGCCGACCAGCGCCTTTACTCCGGCCACGGCGCGACCCGTGACGTTGTCTGTTCCAGTGAGCTTCTCCGTAAACCAGTCGATTGCGTCGCCGGTCATGCCGAACGTCTTGGTGAGCTTGGTTGCCCATCCGGCCAGATCGGTGCCGGTCAGATCCTCGGCGGCGCCGCTGGCCGCTTGGAACGCGTCGGTCACTGTGCCGATGGTCTCGGCAGCATCAGACAGCGCCGGAACGAGAGACTCGCCGACGGTCATCATGACGGCCTGCAACTTGTCGTTCAGCTCGTCCATGCTGTCACGGAACTTGCGAGCCTTCGCCAGTTCGTCTTCGTCGATCACCTGGGCGTCGGCGACGCCAGCGAGCGACGCCTTCAGCGCACTTGACCCCTGGCCGATCAGCTCGGCCATGCCCTGCCAGCCCTTGCCGAGCAACTGCGACGCAACACGCGCCCGCTCAGCCGGGTCCTCGATGGCGTTCAACCGGTCGACGACGTTCAGGAAGGTGCCGTTTACGTCGGTGGCGCCGGTGTTGGTCTTGGCGATCTCGACGCCGAGGTCAGTGAACAACTGCGGCGAAGCGCCGAGCGTCTTGTTCATCTTGCCGAGCGCCGTCTCGACGGTTCCGGCCTCGATTCCAATATCGCCCGCCACTTCGATGAGGCGGCTGGCCTCATCGACGGCCAGGCCGGTCGCGTCGCTGAACTGACCAGCGGCGAGCGCCGTGTCCTGGAACGCCTGCACCGACTTCACGCCGAAGGCGAGCAAGGCGGCGCCGGCGGCGACTGCAGCGTTGGCGAGGTTGTCCTGCAAGATCGTTCCGAGACCGGAGCCTGCGGTCTTGAGTTTGTTGACGGCGCCGTCGGCCTTGGCCACCTCGGTGCGCAACTTCTTCAGTCCGCTGTCGAACCCTTTGGCGTCGAGGTCGAACAGCGTAGTGATCCGGTTGGCCATGAATCACCGCCTCAGTCGACGTCGAAATACTTGCGGCTGGTGCGCCGTAGCCCTTTGACTGCGATCTCTTCGACGAGCCGCTCAGTCTGCTTGCGCGTCTCGGTCGCCGTTCCCTTGCCTCGGGTGTAGCCGTTCCACCGTTTGGCCTTGCGCTCGCGAACCTTGCGCAGCGAGCCGTCTTTCTTGCGGCCGGTGTTGCCGGTGCGCGTGTTCAGGCCCGGCCCGGCGAATCCGCCGGCATTGCCCTGGTTGCGGCCAACCTCAGCCACGGTCCACGGCCCGGCGCTGGTCTTGGTCGGGGTCAGCAAGGTTGCGCCGCTGCTCAACTCTTTGAGTTGCGTGTCAAGCGTTGGTGCCCATCCAGAGAACTTTGGATCACCGCCGAGGTCGGCCGAGGCGACACGGGTCGCAATCGACTGCATCGCCTCGGCCTGCTCGCGCGTGATCCTGCTCCGCTCGACCTTTTCCAACTCCTTGCCGAACTTCGCCAGTTCCCGCTCGAAAGCAGCGAGCGAGTTGAACGTCACCATGTGTTATTCGTAACGGCGCCGGTCACCTGCAGCGATGCCGACAACTCGACACGGCCGCCGACCGACGACGACAGCGACACGCTCGTCACCCACGCCTCGGCGGTGACACGGGCCTCGCCCGACACCGACCCGCCCGGCCCCCACAGGATCGTCATCGTCGACGAACCCGCCGACTGCGCCGCCTTCACGCCGGTCAGCAACGAGAACATCGGGGCGTCGTAAGGGCCGCTGATCGAGACGGTGTCGCCGTCGGTGAGGCCGTTGATGAACGCCTTGGCGGCGGTGCCGAAGGCGCTGACGTCCTGCGTCTCGACCGACTGCGGCCAGTCGAACGAGTCAGCGAAGCGTGAGACGTTGGTGCCGGCGCCGTTGACGCCGTCGAGTGCGATGAAGGTGGTGGTACCTGCACGGAAAGCCATGATCGGGACTCCTTGGTGATGGGGGTGGTGTGATTAGCGGCGAGCGAACGACACGAACCGAGTGGTCGAGCCGGTGCCCGTCACGTCGTCGACCACCCGGAGGTATCGACGGACCGTTGTGCCAGCGGCGACCTCGACACGTTCCGAGGTGACGCCGGTGTAGGTGGCGAAGGTGGCCAGCGTCGCCCAGCCGGTCGAACCGTCGACGCTGTGCTCGATGCTGCAGGCGTTGCTGGTCAGGCCGGAGAACGCCGTGACGTGGATGTGCGCCACGCCACCGTTGGCTGTGGCGGCCGTCTGGTCGCGTGCGGTGCCAGTGGTGTCGGCGCTGATGGCGGTGAAGTCCTCGACCACCAGGCCGACGTCGAAGTTGCCGGTCGACTGGAACGCCGCCGAGCACGTCACCAGATCCGATACCGACGATGCGCCGGTGAAGTTGCCGAGGTGAGCGTTCACCATCACGGCCACTTCGCCGACAGCAAACCCGTCAGGGCACAACGTCAGCGGGTACGGCCCGGTCGCCTTCTGCGACTTGAACGCGTCGAACTGCAGCGCCGTGGTGCCGACGGTGTCGAACAGCATGTCGAGCGACCCGGACGACTCGTCCTGCCCGACGACGAACGTCTTGGCGGTGTCGGTCAGCACCGTCGTGTCGAGCGCAACGGTCTGCGCCGTGAGCGAGTAGCCCTTGGTGTAGCCGGAAGCGTTGAGCAGCCCTACGGCGACCCTGCTGGCTTGAGCGGTCTTCATTGCCATCAGAACACGACCTCCACGTCGAGCGGCACGGCTAGGTAGTTTGACTCACCCTGCGACGACGCCGTGACTTCGCCGATGCGGATGACCTGCACGTAGTCGATGTCGACGCTCGACCAGTTGGCGTCGTCTTGGATCGCTGCCACGACCGACCCGGCGCCGCTCAGTTCGCAGTAGTCGTCAAGCAGTATCTGCGCCGTGCGCTCATTGGTCCGGTCGGCGTAGATGGTGACGGTGAACTGGTAGGCGGCCCTGTTCGACGTGAACACCAGCCGAGGGTCGAACTCTCGTCGAGTGATGATGGCGATCGGTGCGGTGAATGTGTCCTGCCACATCGGCGCCGAACGAAGCCCGGTCACGGCGATGGCGTCGGCGAGCGCCGAGCGCACGTCTTGCACCGTCGGCATCAGCCGACCCTCGGCTTGCAGTACGGCTCGAGGAGCGCCGCTGCGATCGGGTTGATCGTGCGACCGACCCGCATGGCAGCGCCGGCGTTGGCGAACTCGGTCACACCGAACACAGCGTCCGCCGACTTGAACAGCATGGCCGACTGCACGAGACACGCCTTCTTCACGTCGTCGGGGATCGCTGGCCAGCCGAAGCGAGCCGTGACGCGTACGCCAGGTCGGCCCGACTGCGACATCGGGAAGTTGCCGTTGATCGCATCGACCAACACGATCTCGTCGTACGGCCATACCGGCACCCGGTCGAAGGCGTTGAGCGGCCGCAGGATGAAGTCGGTCGAGATGGTCAGCGTCGTCTCGAACACGCCATCGTCATCGTCGTCGACCTGGACGACCAGCCCGGTCACCGTGGAGATGTCGTCAACCTCGCAGCGCCGGTGGTCGTTGGCGTAGAACTCGCGAGTGTGCGTGCCCGCTTCGCGCCAGAAGAACCGGCCGCAGTGGGCGTCGATCTGGCGGGACGCTGCAGCAATGGCGACCTCGAGCCGGGTGTCGTCGGCCGTGTCGGTCAGCGTCGGGATGCGCAGCTCTGGCTTCAGTTCGGCGAGGGTGCAGTACCCGTTGGTAATGGCCATGTCACTCCTCAGGAACTCGGATCACGGCGAACCCCCAGCAGTCGGGGAAGTTGTGCCATTGCCAACCGGTCTCGGCGATGAACTCGGTGACCGCCTTCTTCACCGGGTACAGCGGCCGGGGCGGTGCGCCTTCGGGCGTCGGTAGCTCGGTGTCGTGCAGGCAGATGACGCCGCCGGGACGCACCAGCCAGCGGTAGATCGCCAACTCCTGCACCGTGTGGTCCCAATGGTGACTGGTGTCGATGAACACGATGTCGGCCGGGTCGAGCGCCGCCACCAGTGCCGGGTCGGTGTCGTCGCCCTGGACGTGAGTCCAGTTGTCGTGCTCACCGATGGCCGGTGCTGCGTCCAGGTCGACCGACGTGAGCCGACCGCCGGTGCGCTGCAATGCGTGCAGCCAGGCGATCGTCGACACGCCCGACCGAGAGCCGAGCTCGAGCACGTGCTGGGCGTCGAGTTGTTCGACGAGTTGCACCATCCGAGGAAGGTGCAGGTAGATGTCCGATGGCGTCTTGCACGCCTCGGCGTACTGCAGGTCGAGCAGGTTCATCGCTTCCACCACCAGACAGACGTGCCGATCTCCACCTGGACATCGACCGGGCGAAGGTGCCGGGCGATGCCCTGACGGACCGGCGGGTGCATGACGTCGTCACCGCAGATGATCCCGCCCTCGGCAAGCCAGGGCAGCACGGCGGCGATGTTGTCGGCCACCTCGGCCTCAGTGTGTTCGGCGTCGATGAACACGAACGCCAGCGGCGAAGCCTTGTCAGCGAAGAACTCTCGCCAGCCCACCCGGTGAGCGATCACGTTGCCGTCGGTGAACTCGTCGACGTTGCGTTGCCACTGGGCGAACACGTCACGCTCGGCGGCCAGGGTGCTGCTGATTTCGCCGGGCGAACCGGCCCAGGTGTCGACGGCGTGGAGCGGGCGAGGGTTGATCGCTTTTGCCAGTGCGCACGTCGAGCGACCGGTCCACGATCCGACCTCGACGATCAGTCCGGGGACGTCGGCGACGCTGCGCGCCAGGTCGGCGACCGCCCGCTGCGACGCCACGCTGAACCATTCCTCGCCGAACGGGTCGGCGCTCATCGGGGCCGATACCACGACGCCGGGGCGTGGCCCTCCACGATCCATCTCGGCCAGGTGTCGTCGACGTCGACCGGCGTCATCTTCGTGCCGTCGACGTGGATGCCGTCACGGTAGAAGGTGTCTCGCTCGAGGCCGTCTCGGATCTGATCCTCAACCTCGGGATGGCAGAAACTGCCAACCTTGCGGATCGCTGCTTCGGGTCCACCGAGCCACGACAGGTGCCAGCCGACGTCCTGCAGGTGCGGCGGGCAGAGTGCCGTCATCCGCACGTCGCGCATGTACGAGAATCGGCGCGCCTCGGGGAACTTGGCGAGGTGGCCCACCGTGGCGGCGACGGTGCCGTACCACGGGTGCGGGTACAGCCAGTCGACGGCCCAGAAATGCCCTCGCTGACCGAACGACCAGAACCCCTGCGGGCGACAGTTGCGAGCGTGCAATGCCCTCGGGATCTCGTCGACATCGGACTGCAGAATCACGTCATGATCGCTCAAGTCGAGCCGTGCGAGCCCTCGGCCGATGAATTCGCGCTGTGCGTGCTCACGTGCCCAGGGGTCGTTGTCCTGCGCCTTGCTCGGCATCTCGCCCTCGTCGACGACGACGTGGACGATCTTGTCTGCCCAGGGGGCGAACCGTTCGGCGTGCTCGGCGTACCACAGCGGCTTGGCGTGGTCCTGGTGGTCGCGTGTGGCCTCGACGAGCACGAAGGCGTCGATGGAGTCGTACAGCTCGACCAGTCGGCATTCGAGGATGTCGTGCTCGTTGTTGAACGGGAAGGCGTCGATGACCTTCGGGCGGGTCACTTGCGGCCCGCCTTGTAGCCAGCGATGATCGGCACCCGGCTCATCCACGTCTTGCGGTCGGCCTCGCTGGCGTCGACTGCCGCCATGTAGATCGGGTCGGCCTCGCGTGCGGACTCGTTGCCGTCGTAGCCCGGATGGTGGTGAATCACCCGGCAGTCGTGGGCATGGCCGTAGACCCCTCGCGCCTTGGCGAGTTCGATGACCTCCTTGTCGGAGTACCAGTGCCGGTACGCCTCGGAGATGGCCACGCCGGGGCCGTCAAGGGTGGAGCCCTCGTCGTCGATGTAGCTGCGCCGGATCAGGAAGTGATCGGCGTGCGAGCCCTTCGCCACGGCAGGGTTGCGGACCCGACCGACCTCGGAGTCGTTGGTGCCGACCACGTCGAAGCGGTCGGTGAGCGCCTGCGCAGCCTCAAACCATCCAGGCGTGAACTCGCAATCGTCGCCGACGATCAGCACCCAATCGGCCGACGACTTGCGGACACAGTCGTTCACGTTCTCGGCGTAGGTCTTGCCTTCCTCACCCTCGACGAGCCAGCACGCCGTCGCCGGCGCCGTTGCCCACAGCGATTCCCAGAATCGATCGCGATTCGCCTCCCGCATCAGCGGCACGATCACGTCGCACCGCTCCATCGGCGGCTTGTCAGCGGCCGGCGGCTGCGGCTCGAGGTTGGCGATGAGCGGTTGCCAGTACGAGGCCCAGACCTTCTCGACGTCGTACTCCGCAGCGAAGCCGATGCTGAGTTCGGCGATCTGCGCCAGGTCGGCCTCGTACGCCTGGCAGAGCTTGTGGTACACGTCGATGGTCGAGGCGGCCAGGTAGCTCGCCGCCTGCGGTGCGTCCCATTCGAGCTGCCCGGTGACCGACCAGCCGTAGCCGATCAGTTCGCTCTGCGCCGAGAAGTCCGAGGCGATGACGGGCGTGCCGCACGCCTGCGCCTCGATCATCGGCACGCAGAACCCCTCGCCCCGACTCGGAGCGAGCAGCACGTCGCAGCTGCTGTAGAGCGCCGCCATCATCTTCGGCGAGAAGCCGATGCGGTGGGCGTAGGCGTCGGTGAAGATCAGCGCGTGCATCGGGATGGCTGCGTGCTTGGCGAGTTCGATCAGGTCGATGCCGCTGCCGTCCATGCCGAACCGGTCGGAGTGCACGACGAGCACGGCGTCCTGGTGGTCTTTCCAGAATGCACCGAAGGCACGGAAGGCTTCATTGAAGCCCTTGCGGTCCTTCGGGTCTTTGTTCATCGCGACCATCAGCACGGCAAAGGCGTTCTGCGGGATGCCGAACACCGTGCGGGCGTCCTGCGTCTCGCCGTTGATCTCGAGGTGCGTGGTCGGCTTGTAGTCGGCGGTGTCGACGGCGAGCGGGGCGTACAGCGGGTCCAGTCCGGCCTCGATGAGTTGCTGCTCACCGAACCGGGACATCGCCACCGGGGTGGCGCCCGAGCGGTGGAAGAACTTCACCACGGCCGGCGGTGCGGGGAAGTGGTCGACGGGCGTCCAGGCGAGCACCTTCAGGTCATCCATCGGCACCCGACCGAGCACCCACACGTCAGTCAGCGGGATGATCCAGCCCGACGACAGGTCACCTTCGAAGAAGTGCTCGGCGTGGCCGCGCAGGATGTCGATCGAGTTCTCCAGCCGACCAGACGGGTACAGCGTGACCGGCCCGTAGGGCGTCGGCCACTGCTTCACGCCGATCTGGTGGCCGTAGGTGCAGGCGACGGCGACGTCATGGCCGTCTCGCTTGAGACGGGTGACGAGGTGTCGGCACTGCACGCCGTAGCCGGTGGGCGAGTCGGGCGAGTTGGCGTGGATCAAGAACTTCATGCGGCACCCACCCGGGCGGCGTGCGTGCGGTACTCGATGCGCTGGCCGACGGTGATGGTGCCGACGAGCACGAACTCGGGACCGTCAGCGGCGACGGAGACGACCTGCTCGCCATCTCGTTCGACGGCGTGCAAGTCCTCGTGCATGGTGGCGCGAGGGATGCGGTGAATGGGCATGGTTCCTCCGGGCAGGGGATGGGGTAAGGGGGATGGCCCCCGGGCAGGAGAGCGGGGCGCCGCGGCACCTGGCGCTTCTCCTGCCCGGGAGATCGACAACGCTGGGGGCGTTGGAAGGTCAGGCGACAACCTGGCGAATCACGTTGACCGCGGTGGCGTCGAGCAGGTCGCCATCGACCCGCCACTTGCCACGGAACCCGATCTCGTCGGTGTCGAAGTACCGGCTGTCGTCACGCTCGATGACCGGGTTGCCGACGGTGCGGACGTAGTACGCCGACATGTCGCCGAAGGCCACCGTCTTGTTCGCCGAGCCGGCCGCCGAGACGTTCGGGTCGGTGTAGACCGGCTTGTCGAGCAGGCGGTCGGGCTGGCCGTTGATGATGCCGTTGGTGAGCGACGGCTGCCACAGGAACGCACCGATGGTGCCGCCCGCACCGTCACGCAGCTTGCGCAGCGTGCCAGCCGTGGAGTCGTTCATCAGCCAGGCGGCGTCGGGCGAGTTGCGGTACTCGTCGTTCACGCTGTACTGCAGGTCGATGAGCTTCTCCACCGTCGGCGTGATGAGCGAGCCACCGGTGGCGATGGTGCCCGAACCGGCGATGGCGGTCATGATGCCGTTGGGGCGACCCGAGCCAGAGCCAGCAACGAGGTCGGTGGCGATGACACGGCCGAGCGCACGGCCGATGTTGCGGCCGAGGAAGCCCTCGATGTCGACGCCGGAGTCGGTGACGACCTCGGATGCCACGACCACCAGGGCGCCGTACTTGAAGGCGTCCAGCCGGGTACGGGCGAAGGTCGGATCGGTGCCGCCGATGGCGGTGCCCTGAGCGACGACGAGCGTGCCGATCGTGTGAGCGCTCACACGGGGCAGGTCGAGCGGCTCACCCGAGGTGGTGTTGAGCTTGGTGGTCGGCGCACGGAAGATGCCGTTCGACGCCTCCATGTACTCGTACAGGGTGCGGGCCAGCGTGGTCGGCACGAGCGAACCGGCCGAGCCGGTGTCCCATGCGAGGTCACGCAGTTCCATCGGTGATGCGCCCTGACGGAGCAGTTCGCGCTCCTTGGCGGCCGAGCGGATGTCGACCTCGAAGGCGACCTTCTCGCCACGCATACAGGCGTCGAGGAACGAGCGCAGCTCGTTGACGGCCTGCTGCGGGGTGGCGACGCCGGGGTCGCTGCTGAACACGCGGGCCTGAGCCTCGCGCAGCTGGGCGGCCTCGCTCTCGCGACGCTCGCGCATCACGTACTCACGGATCTCGGCGTCGAGATCGTCGATCTCGGCGTCCATGCGCTCGATGCGGGCCTGCTCTTCGGCCGTGCGCTCACGGCCTGCGGTGTTGTCGAGTTCAGCCTTCTGAGCGTCCCACGCCCGAAGGCGCTTCTCGTTCAGCTTCTCGACGTGTGCACGAATGTCCATCGTGGGTGGTGTCCTTTCGGGAGGGTGTGCGACGTGCCCGGGGTGGGCCGTCCAACGGGGTTGGGTGTCGCGACGGGTCTCGTCAGGTGCAGGTGCCTTGCGGCGGCGTGCGGCGTGGGGAGCGGGTCGCAGGTGCAGCGTCAGGTCAGCGCAGGGCGCAACAGACGCTTGCGCTCAAGCCGTTCCCGGTCCATCCGGTCACGGTCGGCGAAAGTGTCGACGGGTGGCTGCGGCAGGCGGCCCTCAAAGAAGGCCAGCGCGCGACGCACCTCGTCGTCGGTCATCTCGGCATCGGTGAGCGATGCCAGCATCTCGTCGAAGGAACGCATCGACGACGAGGTGTACGGGTTGGCGCCCCGCCACACCACCGACGCCTCGAACAACTGCAGTTCCTTGATCGTGCGCTCGGTCATGTCGTCGTTCCACTTGTCTCGCGCCTTGGGCACGGTGAAGCCGATTGACATTTGGCGCATCTCGCCACGGGTGACGGCGCTGCGCAGGTTCTGCACGTCGCTGCGGGCCGGGTCGAGCTCGGCCGAGACACGCAGGTCCGGGTCGGCCACCAGGCGCAGCGTGCCAGCCGAACGGGTGGCGAGCGGGATGCCCTGGTGGTCGTGGTTGATGAACAGCGCCACGTCGGCCTTGGAGTCGCGCAGCGTCTTGGTGAAGGCGCCGGCGGCGATCGTCTCGGTGAACGTGCCGAACATGTCGTGGACCGTGTAGGGCGCATCGACGACCGATGCCACGCCCTCGAAGGTGTAGCCGTTGTCGCCGCCCTCGCGAAACTCGAAGTCGGTCAGGTCGTAGTGCCGGATCTGGCGGCCAGTGCCGCGTTCGTCGATCATCATGTGAGCACCTCCTCAGGTGAGCAGTAGGAGCGAGGCGAGGATCGCCTCTAGTTCTTCGTCGACGGTGCGACGGAGGGGTTTGACCGGCAACGGCCGCACGAACGTCCGACTACCGCTGCCGGGATCGTCCTGCGGCGGCTCGGGCGGGATGGTCCCGGTGGACTGCAGCAGCGTGAGCAGCACGGCCGCTCCTCTCGGGCTAGAGCGCCTCGAGCGTGGCGATGGTGTCCTCGGTGGTGGCGATCTCGGCGTCGGCGGCGGCGATGGCCGTCGTGTCACCGAGGCGCACCGCTTCGGCGCGTAGCACCGTCTGACGAGCGACCCACGTGCGGGCCTGGCGGATCAGGTCGTCGACGGTCATCAGATGATCATCGCCCGCAGCATGACGGTGCTGGTGTTGAGCACCATGTAGACGTAGTCGATCTCAGCGGAACCGTCGGTGTAGTGGACGTCAAAGCTCGTGTCGCCGGCGATGGCTGCGCCCTGGGTGTAGGTCATCGTCGACCAGCCGTCCTGCTCGCTGGTCACGACGTTGTACCGGAACCATCGGCCGGTCGCGTCCTTCTGGGCGTAGATGGCGTTGTTGCGGTAGGCGTACTTCGAGCCAGCACCGAACACCTCGGTCGCCGGGGCGTACGTCAGAGCGCTCGCCCAGGTGTTCGCAGCGATGTCGTAGCGGTCGAGCACGGCACCAGCGCCACCACGGAACGAGTAGATGTACCGCCCGTTCAGGATGGCTGACTCGTTATTCCACGCGGCGTCGGTGGCTTCCCATACCCAGTGCCCACTCATCCCGACTGCCGGGGCAGCGGCACGGGCAGCGGTCGGCGACAGTGTCGTCCAGGTGCCTGCAGAGATGCTGTAGCGGAACAACGTGACCGCCGCCGAGCCCATGTAGTAGATGAAGTCGTCGTTGCCCTCGATCGAGTAGACCGAGGTGGCGTCGGGGTTCGTCGTCCATGCCGCCGAGGTGGTCAGCACCGTGGCGGTGTTGCTGGCGATGGTGCGGATCTGACCGGCGCCCGTGCCCGACACGATGCGGACCTGGTAGTTCGTCCACTGGTTCGTTGTCCAGGTCTTGGCCGAGTTCGTCAGCGTCGATGCGCCGCCTGCCGTGGCGGTGCCGGTGGCAAATGCGGCATAGCCCTCGCCCTGCCACGACGGTGTCGCGATCAGCTTCGAGTCGGTGCCGATCACTGCCGCCGGGGCGATGCCGTCGGTGGCGCCCGTCTCGGCTGCGCCCCAGGTGTTCAGTGCGAAGTCGTAGAACCGGAACACGTTGGCCGTGGTAGTGCCCGCCGCCGTGATGGCGTTCAGGACGTACCAGCGGGGCGTGAGCAGACGGAACGTGGTCGACGCCGTGAACGCCGACGCCTGCACCGGGACGGTGATGACCGAGGTGGCGCCGACCGTGTTGCTACTGATCGCCAGTGTCGCGCCAGCGTTCGGTCCGCCGGTGATGTGGATGCTGTAGCCGCGCAGGTCACGGGCCAGGGTGAGGTTCGTCGTGATCGTCGATGTCGTGCCAGCGGTCGCCGTGCCGCTCGGGCCGACCGAGGTGGCCGTGCCGCACGCACCGACGGCGAACGTGCCAGCGAGAGCGCCGGACGGGATCTGCACCCATGCGTCTTCTTGCGCCGAGTAGAGGTACTGCACGGTTGCCGACACGACGTACAGCTGCTGCTGGCGGTAGTGGCGGGACGACGAGATGAACGCACCCGCCACGGTCGCTGTCGGGGCAGGGGTGCAGAACTCCCACCGCTTCAGGTCGAGAATCTTGCGGTTGCCGTTGGTCGTGGTCATCTCAGGTCACGCTCACGTTTCTGCGGAGGCTGTCGGCACCGAGGCGCATCAGCGCCGGGATCTGCTCGAAGGCTGGAAGGCCGCCGATCTGTGTCTGGTTCGTCAGCGTCGTGACGGTGCCGACTGTGGTAATCGTCGCCAACGTCAGAGAGCCAGTGATGGCGTCCACCACGACACGTAGACGACCGGCCACATCAGGCATCGACTGGCCGATGGAACGGCTGAGCGCCTGCACTGCCATTCGCATGGCTTCCAGCGCCTCCACGACCTCGCCCTGCGTGAGCGTGACCGGCATCGGGTTCGACTCCGACACATCGACGGCGGTGCCGTCGTCGCCGATGCCGAGCTTGACGCGCTGGTGAAGCACGCCACCGATCTCGTCGGCGGCGACGGTTGCGCCTGACCCTGGGGTGTATCCGACGTTGTCAGCCATCAGTTCGTCACCTTCTTGGCGCCGACGATGCGGCCCGACGGGTCACGCGTGAACGTGATGGACTCGTCGCCGGAATCCGGCGGCTGCACGTAGACGATCGGCGGCGGCTGCGTCGGGACGTTCACCGTCACCTCGGTCGGAGGGACGTTCACCGTCACCGGTGTCGGCTCGACGTTGACCGTGACCTGCGCCGGCGGGATGTTGACGATCGGGGCCGGGATGATGATCGGCTCCTGACGCATCTCCACCTGCAGCGAATCCGGCAGGTGGATGTGCGTGTCGGACGTGCGGGTCGACTGCTCGGCCATCGCTGCTCGCATCTCGGCCATCATCAGCGCAGCGTTCTCCTCCATCGGGGCCACCTCGGGCACGTCGGGCGTGTCGTCCATCGGCGGCAGGTCTTCCCAGTCGCGCGCCTCGTTCGGCTCCAAGAACCCGGCGCCGATGCCGACGGCGTAGGCGGCGTAACGGGTCTGCAGGTCACCCCGGAGCAGGGCGCCGAGGTTGAACTTGACGTACCGAGGCTGCGCCAGCAGGTCCGACAGCGCCTTCTCTAGACGCACGATCCACGGCAGCAACGTCACTCGGACAAAGCGGGTGTTGCGCTGCTCCAGGTTGGCGTAAGTCAGCGACGAACCCTCGATGCCGATGCCCAGCTCTGTCGGGTCGATCATGAACATCTGGCCAGCGATCTCGGCCGACGTGAACTTGCGGGTGGCCAAGAACTGCGCCTGCTCGTTGGTGACGCCGGTCGGCTTCCACACGGCGCCCTCTTGCAGCACGCCGGGCAGGCCACGGCCGCCCTCACGGCGACGACGGCGCCACTGGTCGGCGATAGCCTTGAGCGTCTCGGACTGCGCACTGCCAGGCATCTCGATGACACCGGGCATGTTGCCCTCGCCCTCGAAATATCCGGTGCCGAACTTGACGGCGGCCAGGCCGAGCCCGATCGACTGGCGGGCGTACTCCACCGGCGACAGGCCGACGTCGGAACCCGGCAACATCAGCCCCTTGAGATGGAGCATCTCGGCGTCGACACGCTGGCCGTTCACCATGTAGGCCAGGCGGCCACGATCACGGGTCACCCGAACCTTTGACGGGTCGAGCGGGATCAGTTCGACAATGGCGCCGACCTCATTGCGCAGGACGACGACGTAGGCGTTGCCGTGCAAGAGCAGCGACGACAACACCTGCGACACCCACGACGTAAAGTCGAGGTTCGTCGTCGGCTGCTGCAACCACTTCGGCTTGGCGACCTCAACCTTGGCGTCGTCGCCGGTGCGGCGATACACGTCGAGCGGCAGCGTGGCGATCGAATCGGAGATGAGGCGCACCGAGCCGTAGACGGTGAGCAACTGCATCGACGTCTGCTCGGTGACCGACACGCCGCCGACAACCTGGGTCATCTCGCCGGGCCAGAGTCCCCAGGTGGTCGCCTGGGCGCGCTGCTCGGGGCGACGGAAGATTGACGACAACATCAGCGCTCACCCGCCAGACCGAAGTAGGTCAGCAGAATCCCGGCGCCGACGAGGGCACCAGGTAGGCCAGCGCCGATGAAGGCACCGACGACGACCATGACCAGACCGACGAGTTGCATGGCAGTGAACATGCGCGACCCCCTCGGGCTAGTAGTCGTTGAGCGACACGAACGCCGACGCCGAGTGCGTCAGCTTTGGGGGCTTGTCGCCGAGTAGCGAGCGAGCCAACGTCACCGCCACCAGCGGCGCCAGTGGCACGGTGGCAGTTCTGCGGTCCCACACGAAGGCGTCACCGATGCGGCGCTCAGAGGCGACCACAGCGGCGTTGTCGAGCTGATCCGGTGCGACGACCGGGCGGGTGAGGGTGCCGTCGACGACGGAGCGCAGGAATGACCCGCACGCCGCCTTGTAGTCGGCCGAGGTGATCGGCCGGAGCAGGTCGGGGTTGAGCCCAGCCTCCTCGAACTGCTCGCGTGCCACGCCGAGCACTGCGACCGCTGGGCCGTTGCCGCCGTCGAGGCCGATGCTGATCGGCTTCCACCGCTCGGCGAGCTCGACGAGGCGGCGAGGGAGCCAGCCGTCTCCGGCCTGGTGGGCGACGACCTCGACGTAGGCCGCCGACAGGGTGCCTGCGGCGATGGCGATGGATGCCCAGCCGTCGTGGACGTCATAGGCGAACACGCAGCCGCCAGGGGCGACGTCGTGAGGGATGGTGGTCGCCGTTGCCTGCCAGGCGTCGGCGGGGATGGCGGGCGGTGCGACCTTGTCGGTGATCGGCATGTCAGGGATGCCGAGGCGTTCGCGCAGGAACTCCTCGGGCGAATGTGACAGCGCCTGCATCTCGTCCCTGACGAAGTCTTCCGAGATGCGGATGCCGAGCGCCGGGTTGGCCTGGTACCACGCTTCGACGTTGTCGGCTTCGGCGAGCTCGTCGGCTGACCAGCTGGCGTAGAACAGGCGGCCCGGGTCGGCCTCGGACAGCGCCCTTGAGCGGACGCTGTGAAAGACGACGCTGTCGGCGTGGGGCGCCGACGACACGTACCAAATCTGCGGGTTGGAGTCGCCACGCATCGACCGGGCGGCGAGGGCGGGGACCATCGCGCCGAGCGCCTTCGGGTCGAGGTCGAACGCCTCGTCGAAGATAATCCGGTCGCCGGAGAAGCCACGACCGCCGCCACGGCTGCGGGCCATGAACTTGACCCGGCATCCGTTCTTCAGGATGATCGCTTCTTTACCGTTGGCCGTGTAGACCTTGGCGACCTCGTCGGCGAACTCCGACTGTTCGATCAGTGACCGGAGCCGGGTGAACGTCTCTTGCGCACTGGAGAACAGGTGCGCCGAGTAGATGACCGTGCGCTCCTGCCAGACAAACAGAGCGGCGAGGATCAGCGCCTCAATGAGCGCCGACTTGCCGTTCTGTCTCGGCACGTCAATGCCGACCTCAAACGCGGCCCAGCGGCCATCGTTGAGCTCGCCGAGCGAGTTGCGGGCGATCCACTTCTGCCACTCGTCGAGCGGCATGCCGGCGACCTCGGCCATCGTGATGACGTCGTCGGCTGCGTCGTTGCTGGCAAACGCCGGAATGCGGGACAGGCGCGGCGTTTGGACGCCGACCCTCACGACGCCCGTCGGCTGTCGCGCTTGGCGCGCAGCTGGTCGACCGTCGACATCTTCGACTCGGTGGGCAGTGCTGCGAGCTCGGCGAGCACCGACTGCAGCCGGGCGGCGACTTGGGCCACCACGCTCGGCTCACAGAGCACGATCTGGTCGGCCAGAATGTCACGCAGTGCGGTCAGCGCTCGGCGGTGGTCGCCTGACTTGAGGTCGTCGACCACGGCACCCCCTTGGGTATGGCTACATAACACCAGGTCAGCCCCTGTGTCTATGGGGAGGGAACCTGGGTTGAGTCCGGGGTTCTCTGCAGTATCACTCAGAGTGAAAAACAGGAAGCAGATTGCATGTATCACCACGCTCGGGTAGTTGCCGCTCCGAGGTGTCCAGCGATGCTCGGCCAGTGCCGGGCGACGGTGGCCGACAGGCCGGGGCGGTCGAGGATGCGCTCAAGGTGCTGGACGATGAGCGGGTTCGGCTTGATTGCTCGTCCCGCTGGCACCCAGGTGCGGACGAGGTCGCAGGCTTCGTCGACGGTGTGGCCGAGCTTGACGGCGATGCCGATGGCAATGGCCGGCGAGCGGGACTCGCCTCGGTGGCAGTGGATGAGCAGGCTGTCGGCGTGCGCTGCGCCGAAGTCGACGAGCGAGGTAACGGCGGTGATGCTCGGCGCCATCGGTCCCGAGGTCGTGTCGGCGAAGGTGCGGGCCCGTTGTAACGGGTGACCGAACGCTGCCTCGCTCGCCTTCGGCCCGGCAGTGATGACGGCGGCGAAGCGGTGCGCCTCAGCCTTGGCCTCGTCAAGGTTGCGCACGACGATCACCACGTACGCGTCGTCCCTTGCACTCGCATCTGGTTGCCTCGCCGTGCGCCCTTGCTGGCGTTGCAGGACTTGCACTCGGCAAGCAGCACGCTGCCAGGGTGGCCGTCGATGACGTGGCCTGCTTCCCAGGTGGAGCCGTGCTCGGCCTTCGTGCGATCGCAGACCCAGCAGCGGGTGAACGGGTCGGCGTTGGCTGCGTCCCTGACGACCTTGGCCCTGCGGCGGTAGCTCGAGGACTGGTGCAGTGCGCTCACACGCCACCCCCGACAACGGCAACGCCCGCCGGTGCTGCTGCACACGACGGGCGACTTACACCGAGACTACAGGTTCCTGGTTTCACTGTCCAACATCGACGCAGGTCAGCGGCCAAGTTTCATCGAGCATCGACGACGTCCCGAACTGCCAGCCCCTCACCGATGCGCCAGCGCCGCTCACGCTGGTAGCACGCCGAGCACAACCCCGCCTTCGCCGGGATCTCCTCACACGTCGGATCGCCCCAGTCCATGCCGCCATCCCGGCCGGGCAGCGAATCGCGACACCGTGACACAGCGATCGGCGCACGCAGGCCGATGGCCCGGTCGATCATGTGCGCCAGGGCGCCGACCATCTCGATCACCGCCTGGGCATCCTCACGCAACGTGTCGAGTTCGGTGCTGAAGTGCACTCGGCTGGCGGCGACCCGTTCGACGGCGGTGAGCGCCTCGACGTCGCTCCCCGCTCCACGGGTGATGCCGGCGCCGCTGGTGTGGTCGGGCATGCCGTCGAGGACGAGCAGCTCGCGGGCGAGGTGGCCGAGCGCCGACGGGTACGAAGATGCCAGGCGGTCGAGCAGGGTGGCGGCTGCAGCGAGTTGGACGTCGATACGGGTGCGGGTCATGGGTGTTGGCCTTTCATCAGAAGTCGTCCATCGAGGGAATGGTCTTGCCGGGGCTCACGCTGGGGCGCGCCCCCTCTAGAGAGGGGGCGCGCGCCCCAGTTGCGTCGGGGTGCCGCGCCCCACCGCGCCCCGCACCGCGCCCCACGTCCTGACCTGGGGTTTCGTCAACCGCGCCCCGGTGCGCCCCAACAATCGGGGCGCGCTCCGTTTCGCGACCGCGCCCCGCACTTCGGGGCGCGCTTTCAGGGTAGTTATCCACAGGCTGCAGCACCCTGCTTCGGCGTGCTTTCTGCGCCGCCCTGATGCGGTCGTTCTTTGCTGAGCGGCCTGCCGCCCGCAGTGCTTCGGCGGCCTTGCGGGCCGATGCGTCGACCGCCACGCCGAGCGCATCGAGGTCGGCGACCGTCTCGGCGGTACCGGCGGGCACGGCGTCGATGCCGGTGCGGTAGTGCAACTGCGGCTCGTCTCGCTGCATCAGTACCACCTCCTCGGGCACCCAGCCCATGCGCCGCTTCGTCGCCTTGAGGGTGAATCCGCCGTCGGCTTTCATCATTCTCCAGACGACATCGACGTCGTCGTTCTTCGCTGAGGTGCCTCGCTGGCCCTTCTCGACGTCCTTGCCGGCGTGATCGACCCGCAGGAACGCCCGCCCCTCGGCCTTCAGGTGCAGCCCGGTCCAGCGGTAGAAGTTGCGCACCGTGTCGGCGTCGTTCTCGTCGCCGGCGACGGCCCGGCCGAAGGTGTCGATGACCACCAGGTCGGCGCCGACGAGCTGCGCCAGCCGGGCGATGGCTTTGCCGCCCTCGGGCGCATCGGCGGGCGGCAGTGACGGCAACAGGGCGTAGTGCAACCAGCCCAGGTCCATCTCGGCGCCGAACCCCATCGCCGTGAGCCGCTCAGCGAGGTCGTCGGCGGTCATCTCGTAGTCGAGGTACAGCACCCGTCGCCGCTCGATCTTGATGCCGTCGAGCCCGATCAGGCCGCAGGCGATCGAGGCGCACAGCCACAGGGCGAACAGCGACTTGCCGGTGCCGCCCGGGGCGAACAGCGCCGTGGCGCGCCCCTGAGCGATGACGGGCTCGGCCAGCCACGACGCCTCGGTGGTGTCTTTCGCCCAGAAGTCGCCCCAGTCGAGCAGCAGGCCCCGCAGCGAGGCGTCGTAGTCGCTCATCTCGTCGTCGATCGGCGCCTCGGTGCCGACGGGCACCACCGGGAGCGCAGCGACGACAGCGGCACCTTCGTCGGCGATGATCTGGCGGGCCAGCGCCCGTTCGTCGCCGCCATGTGTGCGTGCCGCCTCGTATTGGAACCGGCTGTAGGTGCGCTCCGCCTGCAGCCACGGCACGGCCGAGGTGAACACCTTGAGGGCGTCGTTGCCTTGCCAGCCGACGGTCGCCGACGTGCCCTCACGCCGGTCCTTGCCGGGCCGGGTCCAGTGCTGCTCACCGTCGGCGTCGATGTGATGGAGTTGCCAACCGTCGCGCTCGAGCAGGTCGGGCCAGGTGGTGCGGTCGTTCCAGCGATCGGCCGGCGATGACGACAGGAACACGTCACGCTGCCGGGTCGGTGCTGGTGCCGGTGCGCTGCGCTCCACCGGGGCGAGCAGGTCCATCATCCAGGCGGGCGCCTCGGCCATGTCGATCTCGCCGGGGGCGTGGCCGACTTCCCAGGCGTAGGCGTTGCCGTTGGGGTGCACGGTTGGGGCGACGACGACCTGGCCGCCTTCGCCTCGGATGTCGAGCCCGGCACCGAGCCTGCCTGACTGGTCATTGCGAGGCACCGGCCGCCCGGCTGGAACCAGTAGGTAGCGGTGTTCGCTGCCGCTGCCGGTGATCGACGTGATCGTCGCCGGAAGCGGGCCGTGTACCTTCTCAAGGTCGTGCAGCGTGTCGGTGCCGCTGAAGGTGTCCCGCTCGTCGATGTCGAGCACGAAGAACCCTTCGCCGGTGTCGAGGTGGCCGGTGGCGATACCGACGCCGTGGCCCCGGTACAGCCCGTTCCACCAGGCGCCGATCGCTTCGGTGCGGGTGGTGGCGGCCTGCTGCCATGCGGCCATCGGCGGGTGTTTCATGCCGGGCCGGATCGGCAGCACCCGGAACCCGTGCGCAGCGAGGTCGAGCGCCGCCTGGTGCACGTCGGCGGGTGGCGGTGTGGTGGCGGGCATCACGCGGCTCCCCCGAACAGGTCGAGTTGGCCGGGTGTCTCTGGCCGGGTGCCGAACAGTGCCTTGCGCACCTCGGCGCACCTGGCCGGGTAGAGGGCGTGGTTGCGTTCGTCGATGTCGATGCCGATGGCGTCGCGGCCGTGGCAGTCAGCAACAGCGAGGGTGGTGCCGGTGCCTGCGAACGGGTCGAGCACGACGCCGGGCCGGTAGTCGTCGTGGCCGCAGTCGGTCCAGCCGATGAGGTGCTTGGTGGTGCGAAATGAAGGCGTCGGCGCATCGTCCAGCAGGTACTCGTAGTCGCGTAGCGTGCCCATCGTTTCGCGTGTCGCACGAAACTGCCGTCCGTCAAGGCTCCTGCCCTTGGCGTCGGTGCGCTCCGTCGCCTCCACCCGCCGCCGTGGCTCGCCGCACACGTTGCACACCTCGGCCGGGCACATCGACAGCACCAGCCGCTCGGCCAGTTTCGCTGGCCACATGGCGTAATGGGCGAGCGATGACGGTTGTGTGGTGAGTGTCCATGTGTCGTGTTCGTCGAACCAGGCGTCGAGCGGCGGGGCGCCTGCGGGGTTTCGGTCCATGCCGACTGTGCCGTTTCGCGCCTTGCCGAGATCGCCGTTGCGCTCGAACTCGGTAGCGCCTCGCTGTGATGGCTTCGGATCGGGACCCGGGGCACGCACCGCCGTCAGGTCGAACCACCGCTTCGGCGACCGGGTGGCGACGGTGATGTAGGACGTGGACGGCCGGTACTTGTCGCCCAACGCCCCCACTGCCGGGTTCGGCCGGTGCCAGACGATCATGTTGCGTACGAGCCACTGCCCGGCGGGTGACGGCTCGCCGGTGAGCAGGTTCCGCCCGTAGGCGAGGCTGGCGGCGTAGAGCTGCGGCACGAGGGCGAGGCACTTCGGGCGCGGCCAGCCTGGGCCGTCTTTGGCAGTCGGCGTATCGTTCCACCGTTTACCGTCAGCCTCACTATTTGGACGCCATGTCGCGTCGCCGGTCTTGAATCCCAGCCCGCCACCGGCGTAGGTGTCGCCGAGCTCGATGGCGATGCTGCCCCACGGTGCGAGCACCCGGCCCCATTCGGCGGTGAGTGCGAGCAGGGTGTCGAGGAAGGTGGCGGGGTCGGGTTCGCTGCCGATCTCGGCGTGTTTCATCGGATGATCGGCGGGCAGGTACGACCGCAGGGCGATGAACGGTGGCGAGCACGCCACCAGCGACACCGACCCGTCTGCGATGGTGGCGGTCTGCTCTCGCGTGTCGCCGACTAGGTATTGAACACTCACGCCGCTCCCCTTCCCTCGTTCTTGCGTCGCGCCCGGTAGTCCCGTCGCGCCTCGCTCACTGCTGTCTTGCACGGCTGGCACGCCTCCTCGCCGAGCCGGTGGTGCCGCCAGTACCCGGCGGCGGTCCCGCAGGCGTCGCCGCCGTGGCGGTATCTGCGCCGCTGCCCTGGTGTCATGCCGCCGACGACCATGACCGGCGACGGGTCGTCCGGTTGGCGCAGTACCCACGCCCGGCACCGGTTGAGGTGCTGGCAGCCAGCGCAGATGGCGAGCCCGGCCCGTTCCTGCCTGGCGCGCTGGTGCGGGGTCGAGCCGTCGACACACATCTCGTTGGCTCGGCCGGTGCAGGCGAGCTGCGCACGCAGTTCGGCCCAGTTCATGCCGCCCTGCCCTGCTTGCGCTCCCGCTCAGCGTTGTAGGCGGCGTGCGCCTCACGGCATGACTCGCACGGCCGCTCGCCGCGGCGGTGATGCGCAAAGAAACCAGCATCGGTGCCGTGCTTGATCGGCTTGAGCGTCGTGCCCGGCTTCGGCCCCTTGCGGCCACCCGCCCGTCGCTGCCTCTCCTGCCGCAACTGCCGACCGGACAGACCGCCCCAGATGCCTTCGGTCTCGCCAACCTCGATGGCGAACTCCAGGCACTGCTTGGCCACCGGACAGGCGGCGCAGACCGCCTGGGCGTTGCGAGCGGTGAACGTGTCGCCCCGCTCGGGGAAGAATAACTCGGGGTCGAGCCCACGGCAGGCTGCGAGGGTGCGCCAGTCAGCGGGAACAGTCCCGATTCGGTACTGTTCGCTCACGACGGGCCTCCCGCCATGCGCTCGACGATGGCGTCGCACAGCGCGTCGGCCAGGTCGTGGATGCGCAACAGGATGTCGTCGCCGGACGTGTCGATCCACGCACTGCCGGCGTTGGTGAACGGGTGCCAACGCTCGTGCAGCACCTCGTCGATGATCGGGTACAGCTCATCCTTCGTCATGGGGAACCTCCTTGTTCTTCTCGTTCCTCAGGTGCTCGGCCAGCACGCCGTCGAGCACGGTCATGCCGCCGAGGTCGGCGGCGTCGTCGACCTGGCGTCGCCGCCTGATCGGTCCCTGGGTGAGCGGCCGACCCTTGACGGCGACGAGTTCGTCGTGCTCGTCGCGGGTGATGCCGGTCGCCGGGATCGGTGTCGGGTCGGGGGTCATTGGGTGGCCTCAAACAGGATTCCCCGCAACTTCGGCGGGTGAGCCATCGACATCGTCGGCCCGATCGGCACACCCCACCATGCTTCGTGTAAAGCCATCGCCACCCCCATCTCAGCGTCGTGTTCGTAGATGGCCTTCATCCACCAGTCCACGAAATGCTCGAGCCATGCTTGGTCGGGGGTCATGTCACCACCGTCCTGTACTCGTCGCGGACTTCGCTTTCACACTCGCCCCTGGCGTTGCGGCGAAAGCGGGCCCACCGCTGCCGATACTTGGTGCGATACCGCTTGAGCTGCTCGTACCTCAGCACCTTGAACAGCGACACCTCGGCGGCGACCAGATCGAAGCCGACCTCCTCGTCGCTCACGATCTCCTCTGGCCCGCAGCGTTCCCACTGGGACCAGTCGGACCACGGGTACTCAATCTCGAACTTGGCAAGGGTTGGCAGAGCGGTCGACTGGTCACTCCACATCCGTGGTTCGTCGATCAGGCGAGCGATCGGCTTCGGGATGGTCGGGTATTGCATGCTCACCCCAGCCCCTCCGCTCGCCGTTTGGCGTCTAGCTCGGCCCATAGCTCGTTCCGCTGTGCAATCAACTGCTGCACCTGCGCATCCCGCAGGGCGAGGTCGCGGCGCATCTGCTCGATGCCGTCGACGAGTTCGGCGGCGAGGCGTTGTACGTCCTTGCGCTTCACCCCAGCCCCCTCATCCACCAGTGAGCGAGCAGCGCAGCGTCGGCCCGCCCGTCGTCCTTGACACGGTCGAACAGGTCGTCGAGCGGCCACAGCCGTTGCGCCGCCAGGCGGTGCGCACCCTTGTCGGAGCCGACGCCGAGGTCTTTCGTCCAGCGTTGCGGCGTGACGTAGGTGACGGGCCGGTCGAGCCCGGCGAGCACGCCTTCGATGACACCGCAGCCACGGCCGAACGAGAACGCCGATGTGGCGCCGGAACCTTGCACGCCCTGCACGTCTTCGACGACGACCATGACGGCCGGGCCGATGTCGACGAGCAGGTCGCGCAGATGCCGGGCCGAGATGCGCTTCTTGCCGCGCACCTCGATGGTCGGCATGTCCCAGACGAGCACCTCGCCGGCGGCGTTGACGACAGCGATGGCGCCGGCGACTCCGGGGTCGATGCCGATGGTGAGGGTCATAGGGTGACCTCGATCTGCTCTTCGTCGGCCCGCCACGCCATCTCTCGCTCGTGCTGGCGGAGTTTGCGCTTGACCCGGCGGATCGCCTGTCGACGCGTGCGCCCGTTCGCCGAACTCCACCAGTAGCTAGAAAAGGGGGGTTGAGCCACAGCGGACCACAAAGACTTTCCGTGCCGATAGACCCTGACGGTGTACGTGCGCCCGCTCACTGCGCCCACTCCACGCCTTCGAGGCTGTCGGGCACGCCGACCATGCCGTGCTCGGCGAGCAGGTCGTTGATCCGGTTGGCGGTCGCACGGTCGGGGCAGGCGATCACACCGGTCGGGCCGACGACCACCCATGCACCGACGTGGTGCACGGAGTGGGCGTAGGCCACCGGGTAGTCGCCGGTCACAGTGCTGCCGCCTTCTCGTACCACGGCGAGACAGCACTGGGCACTGCATGCGTCCATCGGGCCCATGCCACCAACACGTCGCCCTGGATGCGCATGACAACTTCGCAACCTCGGCGACGAAGTGCAGCGGCCATGGCTGAAGACGTGTTCGGACAATTCTGATTCGATGGGTATGAGCGTCGACGCACCGCCCACTCGTCCACTTGATGCCATTGACCAGCGTTGGCCATGAGCACGTACAGCGTCTGCTCAACTGGGCGAAGAGATGGTGGGCCAACCCTGCCAACTCGCTGGCTGAGAGATCGCGACGGAGGCGGTTCGGAGCGGCTCACAGTGCTGCCGCCGCTGCGTCTCGGGCGGCCTGGTGGTTGACGGCGGGCCGGTCGGCGTCGATGAGGCCCTGTTCGCGGCAACGCTTCACCATCCACTGAGCGGTGGTGCTGGGCACCTCGAACTGGTGTCCCAGCCATGCCGCCCGCCGACAGCCAGTGGCGTCGGCCGTGTCGATCTCTTGGGCGACGATGTGCCAGTCCCAGCGGCCTCCCGGCGTGCGGCCGTAGGGCGGTTCCGGGCCGTCCTCGGGAGCGTCGTAGCTCGACACGAACGACGTCGGCAGTACGACGGCCTCGGGCACGTCGATGCGCAGCACCGTCCGCTCCTCCTCCCACGGCCACGGCTCCTCCTCGGCGATGACGTCCATCAGCAGCGAGTCGGCGTCCAAGCCGAACGCTTCGATGGCGGCACGCACGAACGCCATGCGGTGCTCGATCTCGCTCGCCTCGGCCTCGAGCAGGCGCAGCGCCTGGCCGAGGTGTTCGACGGCGTTCACTGGGCCACCTGCAGCATCTGCTCGATCGCCTTGGTGACGATCACCGGCTCCGGTGCCGTCGGCGTGAACCCTGCCCATTCGCACCACACATCGACGGCCCGGTGGGCGAGCTGCAAGCGCTCGGCGGCGTTGGCGGCGCTGGCGGCGGCGGCGAGTTTGGCGGCGTAGGCGGCGGCGTTGACGGCGTAGGCGGCGACGGCGTTTGCGGCGGCGGCGTAGGCGTTGGCGGCGTAGGCGGCGGCGGCGGCGGCGGCGTTGGCGGCGGCGGCGTAGGCGGCGGCGTTGGCGTTGGCGTTGGCGTTGGCGTTGGCGTTGGCGATTCTGCACTGCTCGGCGGTCACCGTCCCATCGCACCAACCTTCTGCCGCTTCGATCGCTGCCAACGCTTCAGGCGCTGACGTCTGATGCAGCACCTGCCGGGCCTGATCGGCGGCAACCCGCACCCACACCCGCTGACGCTCCAACTCGGTCAGCGGATGGGTGCCGGTGCCGACGATGCGGTGCGCCAGGTCGAGCACCTTCACCGAGCATGTCGGGCACAACAGGTCGCCGTCACGGTGCGTGCAGATCGAGTCGTTCACCCATTGCACAATCCGCGCCAACACCGAGTCGGCGCACGCCGGCAGGTCGGTGATCATGGTGTCGCCGGACTCCCACGAGATGACGTTCATGGCGCAGCCCATGCCGCTGCCCGCCCGATGCGAGCCGACGGCAAGCCGGAGGGGATGGTCGACGGCGCTCACCACGCCTCGTCTGCGGGTGCGGCGGCCGACGTGGTCGTCTTCGGGGCGTCGAGCGTGATGGCCGTGGCCTCGAGGTACGCCTTCTCGGCGGCGGCGATCGACGCAGCGTCGCTGCCCTCAACCAACTTCAGCGGGCCGTAGAAGCCGAGAGTGACGCCCTTCATGCGCAGCGCCACGACGTCGGCCTGGTCGGTGATCTGGCCGCCGCGCAAGCCGCCCTCGCTGTCGTATGCCTGCGCGTACTCGGCGGTGATGCGCAGTTCGTCGCCGACACGGATCGAGCCGTTGCGGTGGGTCTTGCGGGCCTCGATCCAGGCGCCGAGCCCGGCGCCCTTGAGGATGACGCGCACCGGCGTGCCAACGGCGGGCACCCACTGGTCGTCGCCCTTGCCGCACGGTGCGGTCGTGCCCTCCATTGCCAGGCCGTGCACGACGAGTTCCTGGCGGGGCTTGCCGGTCTTGGGGTTGATGACGTCGGCGCCGTCCTTCTTGATCGGGCGCTGCTCGAAGCGGACGATGGCGAGGCGGGTGCGCTCGCCGATCGCCGTGCGCTTCATCACCGGTGTCGTCGGGGCGTTGTTCCGGTCTTCGGGGATGTCGATGGGCATTGCAGGTATCTCCCTGTCATGTTTGTGATGTTTGGTTGTTGGGATTCGCTCAACTGGCAGCGATGTGGTTGTCAGGCCCAGGTGCCGCCGAGTCGCTCGGCGGCCTGGTCTGCGGTGAGCGGCCGGTCAACCAGCCGCATCACTCCGGTGTCGCCGAAAGCGAGCGTCATGCGCCCCTCGACGAAGGTTTCGCAGGCGGTCTGGAAGGTCAGCGCCTCCGTCCACCCGAGTGCAGCGATCGCCGCACCAGCGGGCAGCGATCCCTGCAGCGGCTCGTCGGAGTCGAGCGCGAACGCTGCAGCGGCACGCACCAGGTCGTCGTCCATGCAGTCGTTCAGCGCCAACTCAATCAGTCCCCGCACGATGCGAGTGCTGCGGGTCGTCTTGCGCTCGGCGAGGTGGAACGACGCCACAGCGCGCGACTGGTCGGCGAGCGCAGCGATCCATGCCCGCTGCACGTCGTCGAGCGCAGCGTGCAACTCACGCATCTGCACCATGCGCCCCTCGCCCGCAGGCTCACCCTCATCGGGCACCACCCGGGCACGCACCTCGGCGACGTCCACGGTGCGCAGCGGCGCAGGCTCGGCCGGCAGATCGGCGAACGGTGCCGAAGTGATCGTCTCGGCCTGCTCGACGATCTGCTGGATCCGGTCGAGCTGCTCGGCGGTGTGGCCGCCCTCGGACAGTTTCGGACAGCCAACGGGCCACGCCTCGCGAACCCGCTGGGCCACATCGGGCGACAGGGCGGCGATGGTGCGCAACCGGTCGACGAGGTTGGCGGCACGATCCGGCAGGTCGGGTGCGGGCGGCGCAAATGTTGGAGTTTCCCTACCCTTGATCGGCCACGGCTTGCCGACCGGCTTGCGCTCTTTCAGCCGTGCCGTCCACCAGGCGTGCCGGGCTCGCCAGTTGGGCGCAGCGTCGCTGATATCGATCGGGTACGACCGGGCACCGTCAGGGCGGATCGACACGATGAGCCCGCCAGTAACCTCGGGGATCTCCTGGCGCTCGGCGCCGTGGTCGCCTTGCACGATCATGTAATCGGCGGTGACACCAGCGGCGACCTGCTCGGCCTCCTCGGGGTAAGCACCGTGCTCGCTGTCCTCGCCTCGGGACTTCCAGTCGATCGCCCACAGCAGGCCGTCGATCCGCAGCAAGCCGTCGGGCGTGCCGCCGTAGCCAGCGATGTATTCACCGCTCAGCGGACAGAACATCTGGCGCTTGATAACCACGTACTCGGCGGCGATCAGCTCCGGCTGGTGCTGGTCGAACCAGGCGTCGACAGCTGGCATGTACTCGTGGCCGGGAGCGCCGACCGGGATGCGCCAGTCGGAGCCGTGCAACTTGGCCTCGCAGTAGAGGTGCACGTTGGTGCCGCGCAGCGCCGCGGCGCTCAGGCCCAACTTGTTGATGGCCTTGAGTGCCTCATACCGCTCGGCGGCGCTCATGCCGTCGAACCGGGTGGGGCGCTGCTCGAGCGCCTCGTTCACTCGCTTGAGAGCGACGAACGACCAGTCGCTACCGCTGGCCTTCTTGATCGTCGAGATGGACGGCACCGAACCATCCCACGCCGCCCAGCACCGGTCACCGGGCAGCGGGTCGCAGTACCAGCGGTCGCCATAGCGGCCGACCTTGATGCGGAAGTGATCGGCGTCGGCCGGGCCAAGCAGCGACGAACCGCTGCGCTGAAACGGCTTACCCTGGCCAGTGGCCAGCATGAACGGGTCAGCGCTCACCGCCCGCACCCCCCACGCCGCTCGCTGATGACGATGTTCCACAGCCGGTCAAGGTCGGCGGCACGCTCGTCGAGCTGGTCGGACCAGTCCTGCAGCGCCTGGCGCTGCTCGCCGAGCCGCCACAGGGTGACGGCCAGGCCGAGCTGCACGCCGGCGGCGAAGGTGAGGACGTACCAGATCACGCCACACCTCCGTCAGGGTCGATCACGCCAGGGCGCTGCAACCGGGACGGACTCCCGGGAACGCCCTGGCGGCCTGCACCGGCTGGGGATGTGCCGGTGCGGCGAAGGTGGTGGTCGAGACGGTCGCCGGCGTCACGGACGAACTGCACGTCGGAGGCGGCGAGTGCCGCCAGGATCAGCCGCACATCGAGCGGCGACAGTTCATCGACCGACCAATCGTAGGGTCGGCGGCGACGGGGCCGGAGGTTGACAACGTGGCTCACGATGCACACCACCGCGTGCGCTTCGTCGTCCACGGCTGCCAGCCGCAGCCCATCTGCTGCTCGGCCCGGTCGAACAGTTGCCGGGCGACGGCCAGGTTCGTCGCCGGATCGAACAGGCGGTCGAAGTCGCCGTCGACCAGCGGGCGCACCCATGAGCGATGGGCACGCATGTTCAGTTGCATCAGCCCGTAACTGTCATCCCGGCCCCGGCCGTTGTGCGCCGTGGGCGTGCAGCGGGATTCGCGCCAGATGATGGCGTCGAGCCGTGGCCAGTCGGCCTCCGACCAGCCGGCGTCGAGCGCCGTCTGACGGAACTCGGGGCAGCGGTCGGCGGTGGTGCTGGTCGGCGCCGAGCAGTGGCCGAGCAGCAAGGTGAGAGCGGCCAGAGCCTTCATCGGTCGCACCAGCGCAGCCACACGTAGGCGGCGAGCAGCATCGTGAACGGTTGGCGGCTCATCGCAACACCAACTGCATCTGTGCATCGGTGATCGCCGACGAGGTCACGCTGTCGCGCCATGCAAGGGCGTGCGGCAGGCAGTTAGCGCACGACGAAACGGCAGTGTGCGGACAGGGCTTGATTCGACGGCCGCCGTAACTCCAAGCCATCGAGTCGCACGACGCAAGCATGGACCCGTAACGCCGGATGCCCGCACCCTTCACGCCGAAGCCGTGCAGACGCAGCCCACCACTTGCCAGCGTTGACACAATCGCGCCGATTTCGGCGGTTGCTTCACGGCGGCAAACAGAGCCGACCCCGACCGTCGACTCGGAGCGCAGGTCGACCCCGGCCGCGTCGTACATGCGAGCGTGCGCCTCGTAGTCCTCTAGGCGCCAACCTTGCAGCACTGGCACGAACGGCACGTCGGGCGCCATGTCGCGCAGTGTGAGGAAGTTCTCCGTCGTCCATTGCTGGTGCGCCTTGACTGTGCCGCCGAGCCACGCCTTGGCGCGCTCAAGAATCCACGGCTCGCACATCGCGTCTTGCGGGGCGCACCAGTCAAGCGACCCGATCTCGTCGCGATAGCGACGACACGCAGCGACGTAAGCGGCGGGCGCTTCACGCCACCGCCCGTGCATCGACAGTTCGGTGAACCCCCCCGAATCGAGCGCCCACCGAGAGCGTGCGATCGGGAGCGTGCGGCGGCCCTTCAGCCGATTGTGCGACACGAACAGCGGCACGTCGACCGTGGCCAACCAGTGCGGCATGTGTGTCCCGAGGTAGAACGTCGTCATCGGTCGCACCAGCGCAGCCACACGTAGGCGGCGGCGGAGCCGATGAGCAGGCAGGCCACGGCGGCGAGCCGATCAGACCAGGCGGCGATCACTGGGTCACCTCCGGCAGCGGTGCCATCACGGCCCGCATGTCGGCGATGCGCACGTCGCCGAGCACGTCGGACAGACCCTCGATCAGTTGCACCAGTTCGGCGGTGGTGGCGACGAGCGCCACGCTGCCGATGCCGAGCGAGATGTAGTGCCGGGCGCCGTGGTTGTGCTGCACGACCGAGGGCGGCCGGTGCGCCCGGCCGCCGTGGCTGGTGAAATGGCCGTCGATCTGCGGGCCGTTCACGACGCCACCGCTCTGGTGTCGGCTTGGATAATGGCGGTCAGAGCGTCAGCCCCTCCGGTTGGTGTGTTCCCCACGGGAGAGACTCTGCACCAGATTTAGCCATTCGTCAAGAGGGAATGTCAGAAAAACGCCAACAGCCCCCCGCCTTGTGGCGAGGGGCGTGACGTCGCACAGCTCAGGGGGCGCTGCGAGCGATTCAGTTGTGAGGCGGTAGCAGGTCGTACACGGCCATAAGGTCGCGACGGTGCTGCTCTAGCCGTCGGCGCTGGGCATCAGCGCTGACCAGCAGTCGCTCCAGCGACAGCAGGTCGATGCTCGTCAGGCCGTGGCTCCGGGCGTCGGCGACGAGGGCCGCCAGGGCGTGCTCGATCACAGCTCCGTCACCTCCATCACCATGCCGTCGGGGATGTGGATGATGTGGTCGAGCGCACCGTCGTCGCCGATCGACTGGGCGAGCGAGACGTGGCCGGGCTTCGGCTCGATGCGCCACCCGACCGTCGTCACCCGGTAGGGCTCGGCGTCGATGTCGGCGGGCAGTACCCAGCCGCCCGCACGGTCAGCGTGAGCGTCGTGCCAGACGACGGCGATGGCGGTGCCGGTCACCAGCCCTCCTTCGCACGGTCCTGGGCGTAGATCGGCGCCATCCATGTGCGGCCACGCTCCGGCGTCATCAGCCACAGCGCCTGCGCCGGTTCCTGAAAGCCGAAGTTCGACACGGCGGCGTACTCGTCGTAGCCGACGAGTGAGCCGTTGATGATGAAGTTCGGTCCCCACGTCAACTGGTGCCAGTGCCCCATGACGAGCAGGTCGTACGGCTGCTGCACGGCCGCGTAGCGGGCACGCTTGCGGGCGTCGAGCCGCATGATCGGCGGCCAGATACCACCGATGCCAGAGCCGCCGGTCACTTGGTCGCCGTGCGTCACACAGACCGTGTGGCCGTAGGACTGCACCAGGGCGTCGGCCGAGTCGGCGATGTCGAACGTGATCCGGTTGTCCTTGCGGAACTCTCGGGCGAGCAGGTGGCCGGTGAACCAGTCCCAGTTCGTCCGGGCGCGGAACTTGGCCATCGGCTTGCGAGTCGTGCGGCCGTGGTTGCCGACGACGACAGGGACGTGCACCTTGCCGAACTCGTCGGCGAGCAGCGACAGCGCAGCGGCGAGCTGGTCGCTCCAGTGCAGTACCGAACCCATGATGGTGTCGGCGTTGGTGTGCTTCAGTTCCTCGTGGATGTCACCGGCGTACAGGTCGCCGGCCAGCGGCACCACGATCCCGTCGTAGGCGACGCCGGTCCAGTAGTCCCGGCAGACCTTCACCGTGTGCTCGACCGTGGTGCGCAACCGCATTTCGGCGATGGCGCGGTCGTACTTGTTGACGCCACCGATCTGCGCCGGGTCGACGACCTCGTCGAAGTGCAGGTCGCTCAGCAGCAGCCACGGCGTACCGCTGTGGGCGCTGGCCTTGCGAGGCGAGCGCATCCACTTCGGCGGCTCGGCCGGGCGTGCCTTGTCGAGCCGGAGCATCGCCGACAGTTCCTGCTCGGCCCGGCGGCGCGCCTCGTTGGCGACCTCGAGCTGGTGCATGGCGTCGGCGTGCTTGCGCTTGAGGTCGTCGACCTGTTGGCGGTCGACCGTGCTCGCCGCCAGCACGGCGTCGATGTCAGGCGTGGCCACGACTACCCACACACTCGCGCCGACGGTGCCGCTCGATCGAGCCTCGCGCCAGGGTCACGTCGATCCGGTCGAACGCCCCGATCAGCGACGACGCCGAGAATCGTTCGGTGTCGGCGAGGGCTGCCTCGAACTTGTCGCGCCAGTCGTCGGGCATGGCGGCGAGCGCCGTGCAGACGTTGCACTTGCCGCCGACCCGCTTGCGTTGCGAGTCGGCGAGGATGGCGTCGATGTCGACGCCGGTGGACTTGGCCTTGCTCACTGTTGCCTCCCTGTGGCGTTGTGCCCGGCGCACACCGGGCGTTGGTGCCCGGCTCAGAGACCGGGCGGCACGACCGAGGCGGGCGACATGCCCGGCGCTCGAGCGGATGCGATCGACGTCAGCAGCGACACCAGCGCCGCCGCCGCTGCGAGCGCTGCGACGTTGCCGAGGCTGGCGCCCCACAGATCGGCGCCGACAGCGTCCTGGCCGATGGCGACGAGAGCGACCTGGGCGGCGGTCTTGATCGCCCGCTCGGCGGCGTCGGCCCAGAACGCTCGGGTGAACAGGTGACGGGTCATGCTGGCTTCCTCCGTTGGCGCTTCGGTGGCTCGGCGGGTTCGTCGGCCTCGACGATGCGCAGCCGATGCGAGTGGTCCCGCAGGTCGGCCTTCACCTCCCTGAGGTCGGCCTTGATCTCGATCTGATCGGCACGCATGTCGCCGACGACGGCGGCGATGGTGTCCACCGTCGCGGCCGTCTTGGCGTGGTCGTTGCGGTTGTCCTTGTGCACCCGTGCCTGCAGCCAGATCGTGGCCAGGCCGAACACACCGCCGATGACGGCGACGATGATGGTGGTCATGCCGTCAACTCCGACCAGCGCTCCTTGATCCGGCCGGGGCAGGCGGTGGCGGCCACCTGGCCGTGCTGCACAATCTTCGCTGTCGGCGTGACGGCCTGCGTCCACTTGAGCACGTCGATGAGCCACCGGAACGAGGCGACCTGCGCATCGGTGCAGGCGTCAGACTCGCCGTTCAGGAACAGGATGCCGTAGGCGGTGTCGTTGTACTTCGCTGCGTGCGCCGCCCGGTGACGGCCGGCGAACTCGGCGATACGCCCATCCATGTGGATGACGTAATTGTACTCGTTGGCCTTCCAGCGGTGAATCGACGCGATCGTCTTGGTCAGGTCGGCGTTGGCGTACGACCGACGCACCCCGGTGTAGTGGGCGATGACCATGTCGAGCCGTGGCCGCAGCAGCGGCCGTGGCGTGATCCGGTCGATGTTGGTGACGCGGCCGGGCAGGCCGACGTCGAAGCGGGACAGGATGGCGGTCATCGCTTCACCGCCTGCAGTGCGGTCGCGACAGCGTCGGCGATCTGTTCCTCGAGCGTCTTCGGCGGCGGCGGCGGCGGAGGCGGATCGACAGCGACGAGCGCTGTACCGGTCCACTCCGGCACCTTGCCGTCGGGCACCTCGCACTCATGCCAGGTGTAGCCCTTGGCGGCGAGGTCGTCGGCGTCGATGACGGTCCCGGTCGACACCAGGGTGCCGGTGTCGTCGAGAACTGCGAACCATGTGGTGCTCATGTGAGTGTCTCCCTCCAGATGACGCGCACGCTGCCGCCCGCTGAGGCGTTGTCTGATCGGACCGCTAGGCGGGTTGATGGGGACCAGTAGATCGGCGAGCGCAGCGATACCAGGCCGCCGCCGCCCTGCTGCATGGCGCCCGTTGTTGCCACTTCACTACCTGACCCACCGAAGCCGAGCTGGATTCCGTAGGAGCTGAACAAGACACCAGCGAAACCTTCAAGCCCGACGATGTAGCAACCGCCAGCCACGGGCGGCGTTGCTGCGATCTGCACCCACGACGTGCCACTGATCGTCGCCGACGACGTCCACCCCATCTGCACCAGCGAAGGCACACTCGACGTTGGCGTGTAATGCACAAATACGCTTTGATTGGTGCCGCCGATCGTCGTTCGGAAAGCGATACGGGTGCCGTTAGCGACACCAATGCCGTACGGGATAGCGAAGTAGTCCTGTGGTGCGCGACTCACGGCGCCAGGGAACGTCGTCCAGCGCACCACTTCGCTGCCCGACCCGCCGGTGCCGATGTCTACCGTCTGCGCGCCACTGGCGCCGAAGAACTCGAAGCCGTGGATGATCGCATCAGTGCCGAGCGAAGCGGTCACTTGCAGCCAGACGTTGGAGGTAGTGGTCACGAGGTACTGACTCACGCTCGCCTGTTGCGTCTGATCTCCGAGCGTCCACACGTTCGCATACGGCGACCCGTTCTGAACCAGAGTCCACGCCGCTCCATCCCAGTAGCGGGGCGCACCGAGGTCGGGCGAAGCCGTCACCGCCGACTGCATCCCGACCGACGGTGACGGGATCGCAGCATCTCGGGCCGTCGTGGTGGCGAACACCATCACCGACTGATCGGCAAGGCTGGCGTTCACGTCGGCGGCGGTGACCTTCTCAAACGCTGCCCACTGTTTGCGTCCCATCATCGACCCCCTGTGGTCATGCTTTGATCCATGACGAACCGTTCCAGTAGCGACGCTCGAACGGCGTCACAATCTGCACCTGCATTCCGACCGTCGGCGACGTGATCACCGACTGCGCAACAGCCAGCGACGGGAACACCATCACCATCTGATCGGCCAGGCGGTTCCACTCGGTACGGGTCGGCACCTGACCGGCCGTTGTCGTCCAACGACCGCCCGACCACGTCCCAGCGCCCTCAGCCAGCGCCCAACTGTCGAGCTGGCCGAGCACCACGTCGTCGAGCGTGAAGTAGCGGTACCTTGCCGCCGACTGCAGCGACAGCGTGCACCGCCACACACGATCAGCGGTCACCTCGTGCGAGATGCCACGAACCCAGCACGACTGGGTAATGGTGCCGCCACCCATCGGGTTGATGATGACCGTGACCTTCGATGCGATCTCCAGCGCCAGCAGCGCAGCGACCATCGACGTGTCGCCGCGAGGCAGCAGCGTCACCGTGTCGACCCGCAACTCAGGATCGGCGCCGATGTACAACGCCAGTTGCGCCCACGCATCGGCGGACGCCTGCGTCGAGAACGGCAGGTCGGTCGCCGTCAGCGTCGCGAACAGCCCCGCCGTGTACTTGCCAGCCGAACCGGTGTCGCTCAGCGTCGTCACCGTCGGCGACCCGGCCAGGGCATAGATCACCCGGTTCAACAACTGCTCATCGTCATAGACCATCGCCACGTCGGCGTAGGCGACACCGGTGCCGTCGTCGGCGAACGTCATCGACGACGCACCATTCAGCGCCTCGGCGAACGTGCGGAACGCCACGACGCCATCAGCACGCACCCAGCAGTCGCCGACCTCGGCGTCGACAACCGTGCCGACCTGATCCCACACCGACCCCTCCAGCGTCGTCGCCGCCAAGGCCACGCCACCGCCGGAGATGTCACGGTCGCCGACCAGCCAACCGGCGGCGTCGAGGATGCGGGTGATGCGCTCCGACGCCGTCTCACCGGCACCGACAGCGGCGACCGCTGCCAGGTCCATCTGTGACAGCACCGACACCGCATCGGCGGCCGTGACGGTAACGACCGGGTCCATGCCGTACGAGCGCCACTGCAGCTCGATGTCGACCACTCGGCCGGTGAACACCGGCACCATCGCCGACCCGTTCGACACCGTCAGCCTGAGCGGCACGCCGGTGTAGAAGTCGGTGTTAGCGGTCGGGTCCCACTGGCGCGCACGGTTGAGCAGTTCGACCGTCACGGTGCCCGCTTCGGTGCGGCGAGTGATACCGCTGACTGTGCGAGAACCACGACTCGTCGACACGCCACGCACGTCGGCGGTGGCGTCGACCCAGCGGCGCAGGAACAACTCGACCCGCCACTCGCCGAGGGCGAGCACCGGCAGCGATGCCTCCGGCGGCTGGCCGACGATCGCCGAGCGGGCCACGTCGGCGACGAGCGTCGCCGGTGCGGTCAGCACGCCCTGTCCGGTGGACAGCTTCGGCGCCATCACGGCGCGCATCGGCTATTCCTCCCAGACGGCGTAGACGTTCAGTGCGCTACCGGCACCGGAGCCGAAGTTCCACAGCACCAGACCGCCGACGCCGGCAGGGCCGACAGCGAACATCGGATCGAACGTCCAGATCACACCCGCACCGATGGCGGCGGGCAGAGCGATGCGGCGCAGCGAGTTGGCGATCGTCACCGTCGGCGCCGTCGACCAGGCGGTGTCGACGTTGGCGATCGACGTGGGGTCGCCGGTGTCGTACGGCTGGCCGATGATCGACGTG